TCCATCCTGAGGTACAGGCAACGGCGGCCGGGTCGCTGGCCGGGGAGGCGGCGAAGGGCGCAATGGCCAGGGCAGCCCACGGGCATGCTAACTCAGGATGGCCCGCGATCGAGCTGGCGATCGAGCTGGCAGCCGGCGGCCCGCAGTGGCAGGGCCAGTCCCGGGTGCCGCCAGGCCAGGCCGGCGGCGGCCAGTTCGGCGCGAACCAGGGCGCGCCCGCTGCCAAGGGCAACATCCCGGCAAAGAAGGGCAAGCCCGTGCCCGGGAAGCCCCCGCCCAGGCCCGGCAATGCAGCACAGCGTGCGGCGCTGAAGAAGGCGCTGCTGGCCAAGGCCGCAGTCATCCGTGGCCAGATCAGGGCCCTGCAGGCCATGCTGAAGTCCTCGCACCACAACGTGAAAACCGGGAAGCAGGCAGCTGCCGCGGCCAAGAAGGCGGCCAGCACGGCGGCCAAGAAGCCAGCGACGGCAGCCAGGAAGCCCGGGGCCAAGAAGCCGGCCAGGAAGATGACTCAGGCGCAGATCAAGGCCAAGATCGTGGTGCTGCAGGCCCAGCTGAAGACGATCCTGGCACAGGCCGCAAAGCTGTGACCATCTCGGGGGCCATCGAGCTGTTCAACCCGGCCGAGCCGCGCGGGAAGCACGGCGAGTTCATCAGCTACGAGACCGGCCGGATGAAGACCAGCCAGCTGCCTGATCCCGGCGGCCTGGCAGACCGGAAGTACGCGCAGGCCGATCTCACCGAGAGCGTCCGGCGGCACGGCGTGACCGACCCGATCGCCCTGCGGCACAACTCCAGCGGGCTGATCTACGCAAATGGCAAGCACCGGGGGGCAGCGGCCAGGGCCGTCGGGGCCGGGGTCGAGGACGTACCGGTGATCATCCAGCACTCCGAGGGCGTGAACCCGCGTGGCGTCCCGCTGCGGGGCAGGCAGCCGTCGGACTGGCCCAGCTGGCTGAAGATCTGGAACCAGAAGCCCGCCGAGACCATCTCGATGACGATCGAGATGGCAGCAGACGAGAACTGGCTGCATGAGGCACGCGGGCCGCACGGGGAGTGGATCAAGGGAGTCTCGGGCGTGCTCCAGCTCCCGGAGCGCTCGTACTCGGTCCCGGACCACTCGCGGCTGATCAGCGAGCGTTCCCCGTACCACGACCCGGCTGACCATCCGTTCTTCAAGAAGTACCCGGTCAGCCACGCCAACATCGAGCACGCCTGGGACATGGCCTCGCCCGGCCAGGTCGAGCAGGGCATGCGCTGGTACCCGGACGCCGGGCTGCTCGCCACCGCAATCGCGCACGGCAACAGCCACCTCGGGGCCGGGCTGCTGTCTGCGTACAGCCCGCAGACCAGCTGGCCAGTCAACATGTTCAACGCGGCGCGCTCGGTCGAGCTGGGGCGGCCGATCGGGCCGCACGAGGGCACGACTGTCATGCAGTCACACGCCAACGCCGCGCAGAAGATCTTCAACGGAACTGGCTACGACCAGGCGCTGCCGGGACCGAAGACCAACGCCTTCGCGCACCTGATCGAGAACGACGGGATAGACGACCCGGCCGACCCCTATGGCAAGGTCGTGGTGGACCGGCACGCGGTGTCGGTGGCCGCGGGGCAGCGCGTCAGTGACGAGGCGGATCCGCCGATCGGGGACGACCGCTACTACCAGTACATGGCCGACGAGTACCGCAAGGCCGCGATCAACATCAGCAGGAAGACCGGCCACATGGTCACCCCGAGCCAGGTGCAGGCGGTGACCTGGCTGGTGCAGCAGGCAGCCAACGAGGCCGAAGACGCCGCCGCGGCCAAGGCGGGCATCCTCCCGCCGAACCAGGTCCGGCTGGCGAAGGGCCGGGTGACGCGCACGAAGAACGCCTGGGCCAAGTGGATGCAGGTCGCCGGGCAGGAGAACCTGCAGGTAGCGCACGGCACCACCGCGCTGTCGATGCTGGCCGACACCCCGCTCAGTGAGCTGGGCATCAGCGGCCAGATCGAGCTGGCCTTCAACCCGCTGGAGCACCGGGACGCGCACGGCCGGTGGACCCGGGGCGCTGTGCCGCCGATTCCGCTGGGCGCTACAGCGGGGATCGTGGAGCAGCATCGTGCAGCCGCTCTGGTGCAGCGGTACCCGTTCAGGTTCCTGCGCCAGGGCCAGACCGTGGGTGAGCCGAAAGTCGGCGATATCGCCCGCATGGCCCGGGACAACGACGAGGCCGGCACGCCGCGCTCGCCCGTCGTGGGCAAGGTGATCTCGGTAGCAGGCGGTCACGCGGTGGTCGATGCCGACGACCGCAACCGGTATCTCATCGACTGGCGCAATGGCGGTCAGATAGTCCGTGCTGACCCCCTGGGCGGCGCAGCAACGCCTGGCGGGGGACCGCGGGCGCTCGGCAAGTGGGAGCAGGGGCAGAAAGCGGCCGGGAAGCCCTTCGGCGCGTGGGAGTTCATGGACCCGGCCAACGGCACCCCGGTCATGAACCGGGAGCCGCGCGTCGGTGATCAGGCCCGGGACGACCAGGGTGTCTGGGGCAAGGTGGTCCAGAAGCACTACCCCCGCGTGGTCATCGAGGCCAACGACCGGATGCGGCACTTCGTAGACCTGCGCAACGGGCTGCCGGCAGCTGCGGCCGAGCCGATAACACCTGAACCTCCAGGCAAGGCCCAGCAGGACCTGAACAGGGTAGTGGACCGCGGGCTCCGCTACCGCGCCGGGCAGATGGACACCGTGGGCGCGCAGCTGAGAGCGCAGGGTATCCAGCCAGCTGCGCTGAATCCTGAGGAGGCCCCGGCTAGGGCCGCTGAGATGCGGGCTCGCGAGCTGCACGCCCAGGGCATGGGCCCGGAGTCCATCCGGGCGCAGATGCGTGAAGAGGAGAAGCTTGGCCGTCATGCCGGCGGGGACCAGGGGCAGGCGGAGCAGTACGTGCCGAAGCCGGTCACCGAGTACGGTCCCGATAGTGCTCCCGCCCAGCATCTGTCCAGCCTGCTGCCCGAGGTCGACAAGACGATGCAGGAGTACGACGCCGATTACGGCAACATGATCACCAGGGGCGGGGCCTGGCGCAAGGTGCCTGTGGGGGAGGGCCTGCCGTCCGGCGGTAGCGTGTCCAAGCCGCCGCAGGGTATCCAGGGAGAGACTTCGGTGGTCACCCTGCCGTCCGGTGAAGAGGTGGTCAGCAAGACCGAGCCCGTGCAGATGGCCGACCGCGACGAGCTGTCCTATTACGTCAGCCAGGCAATCGGTGCGAATGCGCCGCCGGTAGCCCGGGTGCCCGGAGACCGCGGCCGGATCCTGATGGGCTACGTGAAGGGCCAGACTGCGTCCCGCTACCTGACGGACGTGAACAACGAGGCGGCGCGGAATGGCGAGGACGGCGGGGCAGCGCAGGCCGATGCACAGGACGAGCTGATGCTGACCCCCGAGGCCCACCAGATCGGGCTGCTCGACCATCTGATCAGCAACCCGGACCGGCACGAGATGAACTGGATGGTCAATGAGGAGGGAGTACCGGTCCCGATCGACCACAGCTCAGCCCAGTTCGACGCTGGCCATAGCAGCAGTGACTTTGCCAGGGACGTGACCAGCGAGGCATGGGGCGCGGCTGACGTAGCGGAGATACGTGCGCAGCTGGCTAAGATCCAGCCGCAGTTCATCCGGCTCGGCCGCCCGGAATGGTACGCCAATATGATCTACTCGCTGCAGGGGCTCACCGGCACGCACATCTCCAATGAGGAATACCGCTCCCTGCTCAGCGGCAATCCCGATACGGCCGGGCAGAAGCCATGATCACCATCTCCGACAAGGACGGCGTGCTGGGCACGGTCGAGCTGCAAGACGGGCAGCTGACCGGGTCGACAGCCAGCATGCAGCGGCTGGCTGACCAGGCGCTGGACCAGCACGGCAGCCCGGAGGCAGCGTACGATGCGCTCAGCAGGCTGAACAACGGGTATGCGTGGGCCAGCACAGATGCTGGCCAGGCGCGTAACATCTCCTCCCAGATGACCTGAGAGGATCACGATCGTGATCACTGCGGCTGAGACCAGGCTGCACAGCCAGCTGCGTGCTGACGGCGCGACCACCGCGGAAGCCCGGCAGGTCATCGAGCTGGCCAGGCAGTATGACCAGGTGGCCCGGCAGTTCGGTATCCGGCAGCCTCGCATCACCGACCTGGCATACCACCCGGACCAGGCGCGCGGTCCGCACGGGCGCTGGATCCACTCCGGGCAGAGCCTGGTGGAAGCCGCTAAGCACGAGGACGAGATCCGCGATATTGCCAGCCAGACGGCCATCAGGGTGGCCACGACGCAGGACATCGCGTTCGACCAGCGGGTCCGGGCGGCGCAGACCGAGCGCGACCGGAAGCAGGATGCGCAGATCAGGGCCCTGCAGCGGCAGATCCGCGCCGCGAACCAGCACGTCGCCGAGCTGGAGAGCAGGACCGAGGGCAAGAAGGCGAAGACCAAGTCCCTGGCCGTGGTCGCCTCGCTGATCGGCGGTGTGCTCGTCGGGGCAGTAGAGGCCGCACTGGGCGTGCCCGGCCTGGCAACTGCACTCAGCTCGATCGCGCCGGCTGTGATCGAGTCGATGTTCGAGTGGAAGAAGAGGCTGTGACTGCGCCAACTGCAGAAGACCGCCAGCTGGCCATCGACGTCCTCACCCAGAGGTTCATCGAGGCGGGCAAGGACCCGGCAGAATCTGCAGAAGTGGCAGCTGCTGTAGTTGACCAGGCCATCGCGGACCGTCAGGCCGGGGGCGGTCCTGGACAGGCAGGTCTATCATCTGATCATCGGGAAGGGGCCTGAAACATGGCGGTCGCGACACCCAGGTCTGAGACTGCGGCGGGACGCCGCTCGGCACTTGCGGCTGGCCGGGCCCTCCCGCCGGCCTCGCCGGGGGCAGCTCCCGGCTACCCGATCACCGATGCCAGCCACTGGGACAAGGCGCGCCAGGCTGTCGGCCGGGTGAAAAGCCCGGCCCGCCGTCAGCAGCTGTCCAGGCTGCTGCGCAAGACCGCGCCGATGGTCGGCCGGGCCCAGGCCCTGAACGAGTCCTGGGCAGCTGCCGGGGGATCTGACCACTCGAACACGGGACAGATCCGCCAGATGCTGTTCGCCGGTTCCGGCAGCCGCCAGCTGGAGTGCCCCAACTGCGGGTACCGGTCCGATGATGCCGACTTCAAGGTCGCCGGCGGCAGCGCGGACACCGATGACCCGTCGATGCCCGAGGCACTGCGCACGCCTGTCGGCAACGTGTCCAGCACGGCCGGGGGCATGCGACCCGAGCAGATCGGCGTCGCGGCTGGCCGGGCGTCCGGGTCGCTGTCCAACCCGGGCCGGGGCGGCATCATGCTGGCCGGCAACGGCGGCCGTGCCCGCGGCTACCGGCCGGCGGTGACGACGGCCGCGGACATCGTCGTGTCCCGCGGGCCGAACGGCACCGCGGTCATCCGGCACCGCCAGGGCGGCAGCCCGATCGGCGAGATCGCCCGGACTGAAAACGGCTGGACCGCGGTCCGCGACGGCGGCCAGCTGCAGCCGCACACGCACCAGCGCGCGGCGCTGGCCGAGCTGATCGGCGTGCACAACCGGGACAGCTCCAGCCCGTACCACCGGGCTGCCGAGCCACTGCAGCCGCCGCCCGTGCAGACCCCGCTCATGCAGCAGTTCGGGATTCCCGCCGTCCGGGCCCTGGCGACCCCGTCGAATGGTGACGACGACGGCCCCCGGGCCACGACCTCGGGCAGCTCAGACGGCAGCCCTGCCGGGCTGACGCCCAAGGGCATGGCCATCTACAAGAAGCTGATGGCCAAGGGCTTCCCCGCGGCCCGCGCGCTCACGTTCGCGCGGCGGGCCCAGTCGTTCGGGGGCTCGAAAGCAGGATGACTGCCGCCGTCCTCACGCCGTTCGTCCGGGCAGCTGCCCGGTCGATGGGCCGTGACCTGTGGAGCAAGAAGCTGCTCCCGGTCGGCGACGTCCTCTACAACGGCAACGTGCTGCACTTCGACCGGGACTACCTGGAGCGGCTGGCCGGGGCGTTCCGGGACCGGGCCTACCCGCAGGTGCCGTTCCAGCTGGCCGGGGACGAGAACAAGCACACCAACGACGTGGAGCGCTTCGGCGGTGACATCGTCGGCATGAACGTCGAGGCCGACGGCCTGTACGTCACCCTGGCCGCCAACAGCCGCGGTAACAAAGTGCTCATGGACAACCCGGGTCTCGGCGTTTCCGCGCGGATCGTGGAAGACTACGAGCGCAGTGACGGCCAGTTCTACCCGGGAGCTGTCCAGCATGTGCTCGGCACTCTCGACCCCCGGATCCCCGCAGTAAGCGGCGGCTGGAAGCAGTTCGAGCTGGCAAACGGGCCCGCGCAGGTCTACGACCTGACCGGGCTGAGTTTCACGAACGAGGAGGCTGGCCTGATGCCAGAACTGTCCCCCGAGCACCAGGCCCGGCTGGCGAAGCTGCTGGAGATCCCCGAGGACAAGCTGGACCTCCTGGTGACCAGCCTTGGCGGGGCTGAGCTGTCCGACGAGGACCTCGCAGCGCTGACCGGTGACGACGGCGGCTCCTACGAGGAGCAGCTGACCGACGACGAGCTGCAGGAGCTGCTCATCGCCGCCGCCGAGCTGGACGGTGCCGGGCTCCTTGAAGACCCTGCCCTGGCGGGGGCGGGCACCGGAGGCGGTGCTGCGCTGTCGGCCGAGGCCGCGATGGCCATCGAGCTGACCAACGCGCGGGCCGACGAGACCGAGCGCCAGCTCGGCATCGTCCAGGCCCACCTCGCCGGCGAGCAGTTCAAGGGCGAGCAGCGCCGGTTCGCAGCTGACTTCGGCATCCCGCCCTACATCACCGACCTGGCCCGGCCGCTCCTAGAGGGCAGCGGGCACATCATCGAGTTCTCCAACGCCCAGGGCCAGCAGGTCGGCGTTGACGCCGGCCAGGTCATGCGCCGGGTGCTCACCGAGGTCGGCAAGGCGGGCAAGCTGCTCGACCTGTCCTTCGAGGAGGGCTCGGCGTTCGATGAGCCCGACACCCACGGCGAGGCGGCCAAGGGCCGGGACGACGTCGTCTCCCGGTTCAGGGCACAGACGGGACTCTGATGTCGAGACAGGTACTGCTCGCGCCCGTGGTGCTCGCGGCCTCCGGTTACGGCCAGCCCGAGCGCAGGCACAAGAAGGGTGACGTGGTCGAGCTGTCGGCCGCCGAGATCACCGCGATCGGCGCGGGCAACCTGCGGGCCGCCTCGACCACCAACATCCACGACCAGCTCGGCGAGGCGTTCGCCGTGTCCAACTCGTCAGCCTGAGGAGGGCTCCCGGCTATGACCGCCGTTCTCCCGCACTACTTCACCGGACCTGAGAACAAGCAGGTCAGCACGCTGGTCCTCGGCGGCCAGCTTGTGGAGGCAACCACCCAGGTCGCTGGCACCTCCGACTTCACGGTCAAGCCCGCGGCGGTGGCGTCCGTGCGCGTTCTCGGCGTCGCCGGCAAGGACGCGAACGTCATCGCCACCCAGACCGGCGCGCCGAACGCTTACGGCCAGCCGCTGATCGACATCAGCGTGCTGGACGACTACACCGCGATCTACTACGGCGGCGTGGACATCTTCGTCTGGTACGCCGGCGCGGTGATCGAGGGCAACCTCCTGATCGTCGGCGCGTCCGGCGGCAGTCTCGGCACCGTCATCACGGCTGGCGTCGCGCCGGCCGCAGACCAGGTTGTCGGCCGCTGCACGCAGCCGGGCGGGGTGGCGGCCGGCCAGCTGGTGGCCAACACGCTGATCGGCGCGGGAACCTACTTCCTGGGCCGGGCCCGGATCTTCTGAGCACAACGGGGCGCGCCGCCAGGGCCGCCTGAGCACGAGAGGGAGTGACCGATGCCGACAGGCGCACGCGGTTACAGCGATGCCCCGCGGATTACCATCAACGAGCTGCTGAAGGACCCGCTGGTCATCCCGGCGCTGATCCTCGACATCAGCGAGAACGAGTTCATCATGGACTCGGTGCTGCGCATGGGCGGGGCCGCGCCGTCCGGTGCTGTCCGGTACTCGGAGTCGACGCCGCTGTACGCCGACGACTTCCCCGAGATCCGGCCAGAGTTCGGAGAGGTCCCGGTCGTGCCGACCTCGGTCGGCATCCCGCGGGTGGTGTTCAGCCACGAGCGGGCCATGGCCGTCATGATCTCCGACGAGATGCGCCGCCGGCAGTCGATCGACCCGGTCACCCGCCAGCTGCTCCAGGTCAAGAACACCATGGTGTACAGCTGGAACACCGCGTTCTACTCCGCGGTGGTGGCCAACGCCTCGATCCAGACCCTGGCGGTGGCCAACACCTGGGCATCGGCGGCGGCCACGATCCGGGCCGACATCGCGCAGGCGTGCTACCTGGTCGAGAACGCCAACGTGGTGAGCCCGTCCGGCGTGACCCAGTGGCTGGGGTTCGAGGCCGACACCCTGATCATCAACCACGTCACGAAGAACACGCTGCTGCAGTCCTCGACCTTCGCCGCGCCCTACATCGGCGACATTGCGTCGGAGAACCTGCAGTACACCGGCACCCTGCCGCAGAAGATCTTCAACCTGGACGTGCTGGTCTCGCGTCAGGTCCCCGCAGGCA